AACAGCAAATGCAGTATCACCATAACTCCAAACTTGTGTATCTCTTAAATAGTAAAAGTTATCTAAATTCAATGCTTCTACAATCGGAGTAAGAACATCAATTCTATCCAAATTGTTCATATTACAATCGTGGTTACCTGTGATAAGAATTGTAGGTGCCAATTTAGCACACTCCGTAAATAACCAACTAATCTCTCTAACTAATTCGGGAGACATTTCTAATTTAGCATGAGCAATATCACCTGCCAAATAAATGATTGAATCTTCCACACCTCTATTACGGATTTCATCAAACATTTTTTCAAATATCTGTCTATACTCTTTGTGTCTTTTTACGTTACGGATGTGAACATCTGCTATATGATAAATCTTTTTTAATTTTTTCATATTATTTTTTTAGTCGTTGTTTCTATAATCATATGGTACATACCAATGTGCGGAAAATGGAATGGATGATGATGGACAAAGTCCTACCGATATTATATGAGTTGCCAAATCTATATGACTTCTCAAATGAATATTAATATCGGTAGTATCTGGCATTGTTTTAATTAATTTAGACATTATTTCAGGAGAACCTGCTTGAAATTCTTCACTCGCATGAAACATAAATGGATTTACTTGATACACAAACATATGAGAGTGACTATATAAAACATCTGGATGGTTATCAACCCATTCTTTAACATATTTGGTATCTTGTGTATCTATGGTAAGTGGTGCATCTGCTCTTATAAGAAAAACTATATCATATTCTTTATTACTTTCTTCCATTAACCTATATACATTTTTCCAATGAAAAAATACATAGTTTTGAGTGGATGATGGACTAATCGGAAATATCTCTTTTTGATTTAAAATTTGAAAAACACAATTTGGTAAATGATTGGTAATCATATCCGGCGTTACATTAAACGTCTTATATCTTTCCGAATTTCTGTATTTTTGTGATGATATATCCCACGTACTCATATAGTAATCGCAATCATAAAACCGTTCTATATCGCACCATTTATCTCTAACTTCGGCAAATTCTCTGTACATCCCATAAATTAAAATTGCAGCTTTTTTCATTACAAACTATTTATTTTATTTAACAATAATTCTTCCGAAGTAAATTCTTTGGTTTTATTTAATTCTTCATAAAATTTTTCATACCCCATATCGGCGGCATCTTTATCTTTTAAATACATCATTTTAACTTGTATTCCATTTTTTCTAAAATACTCCGCAGCTTTCAATGCTTCATTCATTGCATCATTATCCAATGAAATGATTATATCACTAACACCACTCATAAAGATTTTCTCAACTAATTGTTTAGAAGGAAACTTACCCAAAAGTGGAATTGCGTTTCGTTTGATTGTTATTGCATCAAATACACCTTCACAAAGTATAATCGGCTCTTTCCAATTTACCTGTGACTCAAATGCTATAACATTCTTACTGATTGGTGGGTTTTTGTATTTCATTTTCTCATCCGGATAATAAGAACGAGAAACAAAGTAATTAAGTGAACCATCGGAATTATATGATGGAACAATTACTCTACGGGCATAAACGAGAAACAAAGTAATTTAATGACCCATCGGAATTATATGATGGTATAATTACTCTTTGACCATATAATCCTTCTTTACAATACCCAATATTATATTTTATTATATCTTTTTGTGTAATACCTCTTTCTTTAAGGTAATGGATAACATGTTTATATTCGGGATTAAATCCCTTTGGTTCTTCTGCTAAACTAATAAATTCTTTTGGAAGTTGAACAAATACTTTTGTTTCTGCATCTTCTTGTTGTGGAGTCCAATTACTATCTCCATATATTTCTCTGATTATGGATATAGTTTTCCTATCCACATCAAGTTTACGAAGTAGGGATGTCAATTTCTTACCACCACTATTACAAGTCCAACAATGCCATTTTTGAGTTTCGGTATTAACTTGTAACTTTTGTTTATGGTGATTACAAAACGGACAATAAAATGCTAATTCGTTACCCTTTAATGCGGAGTAACTACCCAACGTATTAGACAACGTGGATACTACGATATTTTTATCAGTCTGCTTCAACACAGATGTAATATACGAATAATATTTTAGATTACCAAATTATTCGTCAAACCAACTATCTGGAATAGTTTTATCCGCATACTTAAATCCATGCTTATCACACCAATCTCCGTATGTAGTTTTAGATTTTTTGTTGATTTTATTTTTGGAATTTGTAAAAACAAAACGAATATCCAATTCTGGATTTTGTTGTTTTACTAAAAGGTGCTTTTTCCTATCTGCCAATACAAACCTACCCTTTGTTTCTACTCTGATACCATTCGGTAACTTAAAATCAGGATGGTAAGTATGTTCAGAAGCAGGTATAATATAAGATACCTCTTCGGACTCATATTCGACAAGTAATCCTCTACTCGCAATCTGATTGGAAACACTTTCTTCAAGACCTGACTTAAAACCATATTTCTTTGCAACCCATTTAGAGTTGTTGTTTTTTGTAACTTTTTTTGCCATTAAAATAAATTATTTTGGCGGATTATCGCTATATTTTTTAGCGTTAAGTTCACCACCTCTTCCTATTTTTAATTTTGCAGCTGATAATACTTGCTCATCTGCCTTTTTTAAATCGTTGGTAGTATATGGGGTTTTTGCAGCCACACCTGCATCGTATGAAATTTTATCTACTCCCAAATTTGATTTGTTTGCATCGTATAAATCTAAAATTGTTGTTGCCATAAGTTTTTGTTTATAATAAATATATAATTATGTGTCAAATCGAATAATAAAGTTTATAGGTATATCCGGCTCCGATTTTATTGGCTTTGGTAATTTTGCTACTGCTATCAAATCACAATTGTCATCGTACAATCCAATCGCTGTAATGAATGGTGTAAGAAATGATCCAGTAGTATCTACCGAACCGCTTAAATCGATATGTTCAAATCCACCACTCACCGATGCGGTTACACTTGAACCATATCTAAAATCCAAAATACTACCATTTTCTAATACACTTTTTTTCCTTATATATTTTACACCAGGATTTTCAACAACCATAAAGGTTTTACCATCACTATCTGTAAAACTTGCAGTTTCTTTACCAACTAAAACATAAGAAGATGGATTGGTGGAAACATTAAATTCACTCTCATCAACTATAATCAGATATTCATGCTCATATATTGTTTCAGTTGATTTGTAACTTAAATCCCAGCTAGATGTTAGCATTGAATTTGAACCACTTGTTATAACAATTAATCCCTGACTATAAAATACATTTCCAATCCTATGATTACTACCACTTAAAACCAAATTGCTATACTTATCATCTAAATATATTGTAGTTCCATCTATTAAAGATACAGATCCTTTTTTTATTTGTTCACCCATTTTAATTTGCGGAATCGAAATAACCTTTGCAGTAGAACCTAAAAATCTCTCTTTATTTGAATTATCCGTATTATATGAATTCGTTTTACTTCCAAATCTCATAAATGGATTATCTTCATTCCCATTATAAAATTGCGCTCTTAATTGACCGTATATGGAATATGGATAATAAGATATTGTTTCATTCGTATTTGGATTTTCTACAAATGCAGTATCATAATCATTAACAACATTCCCAACACTTGCACTATAAATAAATACGGATGAACCAGATGAATTTGTTTCATTAAACGACCATTCTTTATAAACTTTGAAAGGTCTAATACTAATATCAGATTTCGGTATTCGTTTCAACATATCAGTAATAAATATCTTATTAGATAAAAACCCAACCTATTAAGATTGGGTTTTATAATGTGGTAATCCACAAATATTTGTTATTCTCCTTTAGAAATCTAATTTAACTTTTATTGCTATTTCTTTATCAAAAGATTTTTCTATTGGTTTAGATACTTTAGCTACCGCTAATAATTCATTTGCATCATCATATAAGCCAACGGTTGTTACATAAACTCTAGGATTTTTTTCAAATGTTGATTGAACAAATTGACCTGTAGATCCTGTTACGAATGTTGGATTATTTGAAAAGTTAAACCAATGAATTAAACAATGCAACCGATCCTGAACTATGTGTGTATGTAGAACCACTTAATGAATTATTATGGTATACACCAACCGCAGATCCGTTCGCTCTAGCTAATTTATTATCCACATCTTTTAATGCGGTAGGATTGAGTAATATGATACCCATATCAGGATAGAATAATCCCCATCCTTGACTGCCATTTGTAGCGGAACAAGTATAAGTATTTATAGATGCTGCTAATGCGGTTCCTATATTTAAAGAACCACTAACTATATTATAAACTCTTCCTGATGTAGATACGTTTTCATCCGTACCACCACTATCATCAATTAATGTTATTGTTTTATTTGCTCCAGATAATGTGATTGAAATATTTCCTGGATCTAATCTTTCTTTGTATCTGGATCTATTTATATTAATTGCGTAAAATGCATCCAAATCAGTTGCACCTGCAACCGTTCCACCATAAACACTAAATTTTTCATCTCCTGTTCCAAGTAAAACATTTCTCAATTGAGAATATACCGCTTTGGTTGATAGGAATGATTTATCATCTTGTTCCAATGTAGGTGCGCCATATCCATCTATATCACCATACGCTATAGAAAATTGAACTTCAGATGAGCCCGTATTTGCAACAGGATATACATCAATATAGTATTTACCACTAACATCTTGAACTTGTTCAGAAGATGTATAAAATGCAGTTAATGATCCCGTATCATCACTCCATATTCCTGATGTTACTATTTCGGTTCTGTTGGTAACTTTATCAACCGGCCCAAATTTTTTATAAATACCATTCGTAATGGTAGTAAACTCTGCGCTTATTTGTTCTCCCTGTCCTAAAAATTGATTTACAATGTTTACTAACTCATTTGTATCTATTGGAGTTCCTGATGTGTTAGCAACCGCTGCCAAATATTGGGATAAGTTACTTGCTAAAAGGGATCCTCTATTGTCTCTAATTATTGCCATAGTTTATATTATTGAACGTATGTTACTGTTACTGGAATTGTTTGTGAACCACCCGTTTCGTTACCATATACGGTTATAGTTGTTTTGATAGTCGCAGTTAACGATGGGTTTGGAATAAATTTAAAAGTTAATCCCTTCGCAATTGCTGCCGTTGCGGATACATCATCACCAATAAATACAGGAACAGAACCAACTTCAGATGTTACTCCTTCGCCTACTATATCTCCTGCATTTTTATTAGCTAATACAATTGTATATCCCAAAGTTCTATTTCCTGCAGGTGATGTGGTTGGTGATAACGCAACTTCACCACTTCTTTGATTTACAGATATATTGGGAACACCAAATTCAACAACAGGTATTCTTGTTGTATTTTTTGGGAGAGTCACCAACTTATATCTCATAACTTGAGTTTCATCAGGTGAAGCTTCCAATACAGGCATATTTTTAATTGCTGCATCGTAATAAGCAGACCCTAATGGGTGTGCCGGTTCATATAATGAATAATCAATTTCATCATCTGCTAATGCAAATTGAGTTATATTTAAACCCAATCCTGCTGCAAGTTTTTCTCTACCTTTTTTAGTAAGAATTGCATCAACTGTCAATTCTGTATTGCTTAAATATCCCATATTATTATATTACGTTTGTTAATAAATATAGTTTTTATTAAAAAATATTACTCAACTTCCAAAATTGGTTCACTTGAATCCCTTCCTGCTTTATTTACTCTCAATGTATTTGGATTGGTAACGAAAACCTCAACAGGAGGAGAACCATCCAATGTAGTTGCCGCTGTATTTTTAGATCCTCTGTAATATGAGTTTTCCAACCCTCTTGTCAAATCACCAACTCTCTTATAATGATATTGTGTATAACCATCAACAGGAACTACACTTGTTATTCTGCCAC